TTATTCTGTTACATCATATTCAAATTGATGTTCAGAAAAGATTCTTTCCATTTCATTTTTAAATGATGGTGACCCTACCATGTTATATTCTTTATCAGTAAATCTCTTACAAACAGCTGCATAATATAATTCATGAACTTTTGTATTCCCTTGATTCACATCTTTTAAACCTTGACCTGCAAGAGCTAAACTTATGTCTCTTTGTCTCTTTTTATTTTCAGCCAATGTTTCTCCCATTTTTTTACCATCTTTTATATAACCTTCTTCCATTTTTAGCGAACCAATTATAGCACATAACGGAATATCATTTCCAGGCTGATTGTAAAAATTCATCCACTCCTCTTCACTCATAAGTAAAACTCCTCTTGAGTCTTTAGAAGCCATAGCCATGCTTAACGTAGATAATACCAACATAGCTAATAAAACAATTTTTTTCATACTTACTCCTTACTTCACAATACCCATTCTAAATTACATCTTTTTTTACAATAATGAAATTTCAAAATTTATTGTGATTTATTTATATTAAGTTAATTTAGAAACAGGTATATTTATTCCCTTCTCTTAACTTACATGAATTATAACGTTATTCTTTTAAATAGTCAATATCATAAAACAAAAAATCAAAATATTTTTTATAAAAAAATGGCGCACCTAGCAGGTCTGTTTATTAATAACCCTTTTTTAAACAAATACTGATTTTATTGACTTCTTTCTAACTATTTCAATCTTATTTTTTAGTATTTTACTATATTTTCCATTATTTTGTCCCCAAATTGTCCCCAAAATTTTTTTAAAAAACTCTAACAATATTTACAGTATTGCTAGAGTTTTAAATCATATATTACGTTTTCATTTTATCATAGATAACTTGAAAACACAATGGAGTTAAAATGAAAAATTTAAAAATCAAAAACTTAGATGAAAAAGATATTGAGAATCTAAAACAAATAAAAATAGTTGAGCTGGAAGATATGGAAATTCAGGATTTAAAAATTCTAAAAGTTAAAATTGAAACAGCTATTGAGAATATAGAAAAAGAATAAGAGCCATTAAAGGCTCTTAATTTTATGTTTGACATTTTGAGAAATTGTGTTATAATACTATTAACAAGATAACTTGTGAAGGAATTACACTGAGTTCCCAAAGGGGAGTAAGTCAATGGATGAGAATTCTCATGTGCCTGGGGTTATCTTATTTTTTTTATCCCTTTTTTCAAATCTTCAATTATAGTATCTGGATTTTTTAAAATTTCTTCCACAATAAACTCTATTAACATTTGAGAATATCCATATCTGTTACTTATCCTATAATAAAAACAATATTTCTCGTTAGTCTTTATATCATAAAAATTTATAAATAAATTTAAGTCGTATTTATTAAAAATTTTTGGTTTAGGTTCACCATTCTCAATTTTATTCAAAAATATTTTCTTACTTTTCAATCCTCTGTTTACTAACCGAACAACATCTTTGGTAGTATGTTTGTATATTTCATTTGGATTTTTAATTTCTTTGACTATTCCGATCTTGCTATCAGCGTTTTTATCGAATGCCACTAAAACGTCCGCTTTACCCTTATCTTTCACTATTATCAATCTTGCTTCAATAGGTATAGCATATTCCGAATTATTTTCTCTTATCTCAGATTCTATTTTTTTTGTATCCTTTATTAATTTTTTTGCCATATTAAACCGAATATCTTGCTCTTATTTCCTCTTCTGTAAATTTTTCGATTTTTGTTGACAATGTTAAAAAATTTTGTGCTATATGATTTGTTATATCTGAATTATGGAACTCTTTCATTTTTTCAACATAATTTATTACACAAGCTTGAAATAAAGGGGCATAGATATACTCATAATCTTCTGTTACAAAATGTGTACTTGTATTTCTCAAATCTATTATTCGTTCCAGATTTTTTCTTAAAGATCCATTTTTATCACTAAATACTATTTTTATGCAGTTTTCCAAATTAAGAGTCCTATCTTCTGAATCTTTATAATATATCGCATTTTCACCTTTTAATTTTATTATATGGGCTTTTAACATTAGTTCCCAAGCATTGCAGATGAAGAAGCTAAAACCTTCACTCTATATTTTATCGTTGGCTTATTGTAGATTTCTAACCCCATTATAAATGCTTCTGTTGATTTTTCTATCAATTTATTTACAAAGTCAATAGTATTTTCTTTCATTTTTTCCCTTTCTGATTTTTGAAGTTTTTATAATTATACTATATTTTTTGCTAATTTTCAAAAAAAGATAGCCATTCCTGGCTATCCCAATAACTTACAAAAATATTTTCACAAGTTTTTTCTTATTTTCTTTTATAGTTTCATCACTTTCTTCAAATACTCCGAATCTATCAAATCCAACAGTTATCATTAAAGCGACAAAATTTGTACAATACACAATGTACTATTAGCTACTAATAGTAGAACACCTTTTTCTTAAAAGTCAATATTTAAATTTCGTATAAACTTATCAAAAACTCCAAAACTTCTCGATTAGACTTAAAGCCTTTCTCTTCCCTCATTTTTTCAAAAAAATCTAAAATTTCTCTGCCGTTGTAATTTAGACTAAAATATATTTTTCTTTTTTTGTCTATTATCTCACTAGGTTTCAAGCCTTCTTTTTTATTAATTTTAGCAATTAGCTCAGTTAATGTTTTAGCTTTCAGATTCAATTTTTCACATTCGTAAAAACTAATACCTCTTATTTCTTTTTTTATAATGATAAAGCCTTTATAAACCATGTTTCCTCCTTTTTATACAATTATACCTCAAAAAATAAAAAGATAGCCGTTTCCGACTATCTTTCAAATATTTTTATGATTTTCTTTTTATTCCTTTTAATTGTATCACTGCTTTCTTCGAACACTCCGAATCTATCAAATAAGCCAATTGTCATCAATGCCACGAAATTAGTTCCGATTAGCAACCACAAATCTTCTTTTTTTGATTTTTCTTCTATCGAATCAAAAATTTCTTTGTTGCTTTCATTATTTAGCCGATTTCTTAATAAAGTTAGATTCTGATGACGTTGCTGACTTCTTAGTTTTAACGTTAAAACAGAGTTTAAAAAAATCAGTGATAACATTACAATTACGAATTTTCTACTTCTGTGATAGACTTTCATCACTTATCACCTTTATCCTTTTTGACAAATCCCATTTTTTCGAGTAACAACTCCAAGAAACCTGTACTTATTCCGTATCTCTTTTGATTTACAGTTTCCAGCAAAGCCTCACCGAAAAATCCAAAAACTGGACTTAAGGGGTACAAGAAACTAGATGAAAAGTGTCCTATCAACTTATTTAGAGATAACGCAATAGCCATCGTCATTCCAGCCACTGCTATTCTTTTAAAGAATGGCTTAACTGGCTGATTATCAATCATTTTTTGAGCTACTACTCCAAATAATACTCCGCTAAAAAACAAGATTAGGAAAAGCCCATGATTGTTAATTATCATTCTTAAATCTTCTATCATTATTTGTGCTCCTACAATATGTTTTTATTCCCTTTTTTCTCAAAATCAAAAATTTGTTGTATAAACTCAGACGGAATCAACTTAGCTTTCAATTCTTTGATACAATCTAAGATCGTATCTTCTCCAACTTCTTCGATAAAATTCGGAATAAATTTCCTGTCAATTTCTTTTTCTTTCAAAATATAGCTTTCTAATTTTCCCCAAAAATCTTTTGCGATAGCGTCAAATTTTTCTGCTCCTGTTTTTGCCTTATTTACAATTTCATTTTTGTAAATTTTACCTTTTACCATTTCAACTGCTTTGTTAATTACCCAAATTTTTATCATTTTATCCATTTTATTACCTCTTTTTTTATAAATTTTAGTGATTTTGATTTTAAGATACCTAACAAGCATTTTAAGACAAATCTACCTGTTAGGTAACCTAAATATCAAATGTGTTCTTTTTATGCTCTTATACGGCTTATATCAAAGCCGTTTTTAGAGCGATTTTAAATAATTTTCTTTTCTGTCCACTCTGTTTAGCCAACCTGGCAAAAATATTTTTTGCGACGGCTTATTTGTAGCTAATACTCTGTAATATCTTCTTTGCAAGTCGTGATATTTTTTTAAAAATTTATTTTCATCAACTTTGTTCAAAGCGTCTAAACTTTTAGTTCCTAAAATTCCGTCAACTTTCAAATCAAACCCTAACTCATTCAATGCAGCCTGTGCTTTTTTTGCTCCCCAATCTCCAGCGTTTACTACAAAATCGCATACTGATAATGCTATCTTGTCAGACTTTAAAGTATCAAGCCCATTTCTGTGATAATATTTTTTGTTGTAAATATCTCTAGCAATAGATAATGGCATATCTCTCATATGACCTTTATATCCATATCTCCTAGCTTCTTCTTCAATAATTCCATATTTTGTTTTTCCGCCTCTGTCATTTTTATCATCGCTATATACACCTTCGACTTTTAACAAATAATCAAATATTTTTTCGAATCTATCCATTTACATCGCTCCCTTTTGTTTCTTCGACATTTAATATTATGTTATCTTTTTCAAATTTTACTCCAACAACTTTATATTTTTTACCGTCCATCTCTATTTGTGTGCATATCAATTTTTCTATATTCATTCAAATCACTCCTTTTAATTAATTTTGAAAAAAATCATTAACATTTAACTCTAACATCTGATCAATAGTGTATCTACTGATTCCTACCACTGCCATTTGTTCTGCTACATCTGCAATCTCAATAATATCTTGTATTTTTTTAGCTAAATCTTTTAATTCAGCTTGATTCAATTCGATAAATTCAACTAATCCTTTATCATTTTGTACTTTTACTTTTTCAATCTTATCTTGTTCTAAAATCCACATTAACGATATTTTTAACGACAAACTGTTTCTATTTTTTTCGTTATTTTCAAATGTATATTTTTTGTCATTTTTTTCTATTCCAAGCGGCTGATTCAAAAAGTTCGATTTAGCTTCTGCTAAGTCTTTTAACGCTTTTTCTCTTAATTCTTTTAATTTTTTATTTAACAAATCATTGTCAACTTTCCAAGCGTGAGAATCTTTATCCCACACACTCCAATCATTTGGTTTTGCAATCGTAACAATTGTTTCATTGACCTCATCCAAATAACTTCCGTCTGATAAAGTTGTTTTTCCACTTTTTACTTTTTCAATTTCAGTCATTTCTCTAAGTTCTCCGGTTTTTACGTCAACAATCGGATTATTTAATAACACTTCAGAAAATTTCATTGTTTCTTCGTTCCAATCAGGATAAAACAGATTTGGATTTTCCTTAAATTCCTCTGCTGTTGTAACTGTCGGTCGTGCTATACACTCCATTGTTGCGATTAAATAAATGTAAATTACTGTCATTTTTATCACTCCGTTCTTTAATTTTTATAATTTTAATTCTGTGCTAACTTATGAATTTGTTCAGATTTTTGAAAAATATTTACTGATTTTATTGACTTTGCACATATTTTAGATTTTAGTAATTTAATAAAAATTGTATATAAGCATAAACTAAAATTAGCTCAAAGTCTTTAAAAATCGGTATTTGCATTTTCAAATTTCGTGTAAATTCATAAATTTCTTTGCTATTTACTGTTAAAATCCAGCCTTTTTCCGAATTTCTAACAGTTTATTTTTTCTTTCTCTCGCACTTGTCTTTTTGACATAGTGCTTTTTAGTTACATCTGTTCCGCTATGATTTGCGAACTCACTTGCTAAGTCAATCCCAGCTGTTTTTGCAATAAGATTAATACTTGTTTTTCTAAGTGAATGTGGATATAGATTTTCTATTCCGATTAACTTTCCTATTTTTCTAACTCTATCTCTTATCGTTGACTTGCTCATTTGCTTAAATACTCCGTTGTATTTAGTTACTAACAAGTATTCAATATTGTCATTTCTACATCTCAACCACTCCTTTATCAAATTTATTGTTTCCTCGAATATCGCAAACTCCACAATTTTCTGTTCCTTTTCAACGATTCCACTTATTAGCCCATTCTCTAAATCAATGTTACCAATCTTAATCGACTGCAACGCAGTAATTCTGCAAGCTGTATCAATTATCAAATTAAATATGATCCGGTCTTGCAAATCATACCGTTTGTCCATTTCCATTTTGATGTTAATTTCAATAATTTCCTTGTTTGTGAGATAATAGCTATTTCTCCGTTTCTCCACATCTGTAACTTTCAATCTATCGAGTTTATCACGAAACGGATGTGTTGCTATTAAATCACGCTTAACTGCCCAAATATAAAAGCTACTAATTGCCGTTATCTTATTATTAATAGTTCTAGCATTATTGCCTTTCACTTCCCTGCAATATCTTATATATCTCTCAAGTATACTCACAATAAATTTTAATGTATCTTTACTAAGCAAGTAACGATTATTCTCATACACTCTTAAATACTCTACAAACTGTTTCATATTGTTTAAATACGTCTTGTAAGTCGTGTTTTTAGTTGCCACATTCTTTGCTATGCTACTGTTCAAATACTCCAAATAAATTTCCGCATTCCTTCCTTTCAACTCTTGCAATTCCATTTTTTATCATCTCCTCTATAATGTTTAATTACATTATAGACTAGAAAATTTGTTCGAAAATAGTGCCAACGGTTATTTAAAGTTAGGAAAAGTTTTAATACAGTGGGGATCTGTTTCAGTGCCTAAAAGCCAATACACTTTAGTTTATCCTATTGCCTACAAGCAAATACCGACTATAACAATCTCGACCTGGTCTTCTAATGGGACAGTAGTTCACTCTGGTCGTAGCCAAACTCAATGTCCTTTTTTTAGTAGTACTAGCACGATGGGGTTTGACTGGATGACAGTCGGGGTTGTTTAATAACCGATTGCTAAATAAGTTAACTCAGATTTATCGCTAGCTCCAATTACGCTATCTAAATCAAAATGAGTCCTATAAATAGCTAAAATTGTTGAAGCTCCGGGACTACCTGAACCTGTTGTATCATTAACAGGTGGTCCTAAACGGCTAATTTGCACATTAAAACAGGCGTTAGAAAAAGGCGTTGGGAATCGCAATGTTGAGGTTCCGTCCGGAACTATTCCCCATTTAATTTCAATGCCAGCAAATTTAATTGAGCCAACTCGAGATTTTTGAACTCCGAACAAATTTTCTATTTAGTTTAATAACCTATAGCGAGCCATCTAAAACCGGTGCTTTTGTATTTTAATTCGGTAGGATTAGTTCCATAAAGCCTAAAAGTTGCTGTTGTATCAAGAACTGTTCCTATTATATGTGTTCCAGGGCCATTATCGGTCGCAAAAATTTGATAATTCATTGTTTTAAAAGGTTTATTAAATCTTACAAGATCATTACCGTTCGGAGCTATCCCTGTTCCCCACTGGATAATTAAACCGTTCGGGAAGTTTAAGAAATTACTCCCGAAACTGAATAAATTTTCTAATTTGTCCGAAATCGGCTTATTAGAAATAGCCCTAAATTTCCCTGAATCATTGTAAGTTAAAGAATTATCCTCAATACATTCGTAGTAAAATTTTGTAACACTGTCATAATAAAATTTCCCTTTCGTCTTGTTTCCGATGTCTTGTATATTTCCACCAAATTGCAATCCTAGAATTTCAGCTAACCGATTCCCTTCTAGTGCCGTCCCTTTTTGTGATCCATACAAAGTGCTATCTGACAAAATAAAGGAATTGTTTTTGAAGTTGAGCAAATATTCCTTTTTGTCTTTTAAAATTCCTTTGTCAATCTTTTCGAACGTGTTATTTTTTAATTGATAAATCTGATATTCTGTACCACCTAATTTTAAAAATACATCCTCGAACTGATTTTCTCCATCAATTCTAATTAACAATTTTAATCCGTCAAATACGCCAAACTCTTCGATTCCAGTCAATGCAACTTCGTAGATATCTTTGTTAGTTCCTACAGTTCTAATTGTATCTAGAGTGTGGACCAATCCTTTTTGTAAATCATTCATTACTTGTGCTGACAATGTTGTCCCAACTTGAGTTGCTGTTTCTTCACCTTTCCAAATATGCCTAACCAATCCAGCACCAACATCATTTGCGTTTTCAACTTTGTAAACATCCAAATTCGTTCCTATCCAATCCTTTATTTTTTTTAACATCTATCTTACTCCTTCTTGTGTTATTACATTTATTCTTGCTAAATTACTCTCATAACTTTTTTGTTGCAAAATCTCATCATAAAAGCTATCCTCTATTTTTAAAATTCTTTTCACTCCAACAAAGGCCCCATTTGAAATATAATTAGCTGTTTGCACTTTATATTTAAAATCAACAGTTATTTCCACACCTTTCGCTCTTATTTCAAGCAAAATATTCAAGATGCTCTTTTTTATATATGCAGACAGTCTCTTATTCAATATAATGTAAATGCTTCCTGCTTTTTCTTTGTAAAACTGCGTTTCAGATTTTCCTTTAAAACTTCCATTTTTAACTTTAAAATCTATATTTTTAACTCTATCTTTTATAATCCCTTCTTTAAAAATAAATATATTCTGCTCGTAATTTTCAATTATAATCTTGAGTACATTTAAGATTGTTTCAAAAGTTGCGTTTTTACTTTTCCTTGAAATTTCCGCAAGTATTCTTTTTCTATAATTTTCATCATTTTCATTCGTGTCCCTTTTCAAATTAAAAGATGTTCCAAATTTGTCCAATACATAACCTTCTGCTTCCATAATATTTAAAGATTTCAAAAGTTCATATATTCCTTTGCTTACTCGCCTTATTTCTTCTAAATATAAATTCAGTAAAAAATAATTGTTGCTTTCTCTATCTCTTCTGTACATATGCGGAAATCTACTTATTATTTTATCCGTATACTCTTCGCTATTCTTAAACATAAGTTACCTCGATATTATTTTCATTGATTTGAAATTTTTGACCAACCGGGACTGTAAATATTTTGTCGAAATTTTGTATTGAAACATCGGATTCTGTTAATCCCATTTTTAGATTTATTTTTCTTATATCGTCAATTCCTAACACTTCTGAATATGTCTTTAAATAACTAATAGATTCTCCTGTTTTTAGATTATTAATATAATTTAAAATTTCCTGTTGAATTTGTTTTGTCCAACGACTATCTTTTTCATCTAAATTTTTTGTTTCCAAAACTTCAACTTTTATTAATAACGTACTGTATTTTATGATGTTATATATTATTTTTCTTTCAAATACACCTCTTTTTATTTTTTTTTCAAAAGTTTGTGCATTAGAATCTGCAAGAGTTAATATTCCGTCCGCTTTCAAATCCAGAATAGTTTCAAAAATTTTGTTGTCTGGTGTTCCTTCTAAAAATATTTTAACTGTTCCAGCTTCAGTAGCTGGCTCGGTCTCAGGATCTAATATCAACACATTTTTAATATTTTCCAAAGCCATTAATCCGTTATATAATGCTGCATGTGTAGCGGTTTGTTCAACTGTTTCCTTTCTTTTAAGTCTTTCCCTATAAAGACTATCACTCTCATTATTTGCACCACCAATTACATCCGCATCATTTTTAATTTTAGCAACTCCTTCATATTCAGTCGTAAAAGTAACATCACTTGTGATATTGCTTTCTTCTCCGATTTCAAGAGCCTGAATAAACCCTATCCCATAATACTCATTATTATCTAATTTATCCAACGCAACGTTTGATAATAGCCTGTATTCTTTTTCAGCGTATTTTATAATAGTTTGTGCTGGTATAACTTTATTCTTTTCTCCTGTTATCTTAACCTGTCCAGTTGCATAAGCCCCTGCTTTTCGTGGAGTTCTCAGTAAAGTCCCAAAAAAATCTAAATATATCCCTGTTGCTGTATTTAGATTCATTTGATTATTAAATTCAAGCAATTCTTCCCATATTTGCGATAGCTCATAACCTATAGCTTCAGAATGAATCCCTTCTGGAGTATTAAAATCTAAAATATAATTATTATCTTGTAACCTTGCTTTGTACCTATTTTCTATATCTTTCATAATATCTGTAAAACTTTTTAACACAAATCCCTTTTCTGTTACTCCAAAATCCACTGTTCCTCCTTTCTAAAACGCTAAAGTCTTTCCATTTTTCAATAAAATTTCCACTTTAAAATTATAGTTTCCATTTCTATTTTCAAAATTGCTTTCGAACTTTGTTATTTCTGCCACATCGTCATCCAACAAAATGGTTTCTTTGACCTGGGCCTCTATATTAAATTTTTCTAACAAATTTCCTATTTGTCCATTATTTTCATTTCTTTTAAGCCAATAAATACCTTC